TGTTAGAATACCCTCGACGGATCTTTCCCTCGTGTATGTTCCCAATGCCGGAGACTGGTTGAACTTGTCTGAATATCTACCTTTGGATGGAATACCCAATTCACCTGCACGCATGTACTATCGCAATGCCGATGGGGACGCTTCCGAGTATAAGTTGTCCGCAGTTAGGGCAGCAGAAATTGATGCACAGGGCGCTGGAACTTATAAAGGAGCCACTTATTCACTACCTATTGATACTTTTAAAGGTATGTGTATGGCCACTGTACTTAGTGACAATGCGAGACCGCAAATTCTTGGTTTCCATTTAGCCGGTGCCACCGGAACTAATCGTGGTGGTCTTGGCATCTTGACACAAGCACAATATAAGGAAGCATGGAAAACCCTTAGTGAACAGACAGGCGTTCTTTTATCAAAGAGTTTGACTCCTTTTGAAGTGGAACAATTTGACGTACAATTCTTCACTGGAACGAATTTACATGAACGTAGTCCTTTTCGCTTTTTGACGAAGGAGAATGAGACTGGACCCCACTTTCGCCCTTTGGGCACTGTGATTGGGGCATCCTCTCCACGAACAGAAGTGCGTACATCACCTTTATCAGATCACATAGCAGAGGTCTGTGGAGTACCCCAGAAGTGGGGGCCACCACAATTCAACAAAGGATTCAAGTGGACTGCTGCCCTTCAAGTGTCATCCCATGCGAGCATAGGCTTTGATGCAGGTGCGGTTATGTATGCGGTTAATTCGTATTGGACAAGATTAACGTCCAATCAACTGTTCAAGAGTTATGTGAAGGAGGCCAAACCATTATCGCAGATAGATACCATTAGTGGCCAGGATGGCGTTAAGTACATAGATGCCATTAAGTCCAAGACCGCTATTGGGTTCCCATTGACTGGTCCAAAATCCAATGTCATGGTTGATGCAGTTTCTGAAAAACATCGTTGCCCTAAGGATATCGAACCACGATTTTGGGACGAGCTTGAAAGATTACGCAATGCTTACCGCAGAGGTGAGCGAACAACACAGATCTTCAAGGCATGCTTTAAAGATGAGGCAGTGAAGTTGGACAAGGATAAAGTCCGTATTTTTCAAGCCTCACCCATCGCTCTAGCGTTGGGAGTGCGCATGTACTTCCTACCGATTTTGAGACTCTTCTCTGTATTCCCACTAGTTAGTGAGTGCGCAGTAGGGATAAATTCGGAAGGACCGGAGTGGGACCAATTGCACCGTTATATCACCAAATTTGGGGATGAACGAATTCTCGCTGGTGATTACTCGAAGTATGATCTCCGGATGCCGTCCCAGTTGGTTCTTGCCAGTTTTCGCATTCTTATTGATCTTGCGAAACTCAGCCCTCATTATACTGCTGATGACATCGTTGTGATGGAAGGTCTAGCGTCAGAAATTGCATACGCTTATGTGGCCTTTAACGGTGATTTATACCAAGCACTTAGCGG